TCCTGGAATGCACAAATCATATTCGGGCCAGATTCTGTTCCTGTGGCGACGGTTACACCAGGCGTCACCTGAGCCATCTGTTTACAGTTCTTACCAGTGTATTGTGGCCCGCAATACGTCGGTCCCGTTGTCACGTACGTGTTTCCTGTTCCACAGAGTCCATTTGCCTGAAGTGTGTACCCAATCGGGCACGTTTTTGTGACAATGATCGAACTCGTCGACGTGGCACAGTTGGAAGAATCTCCGGGAATTGGATAGTATCCAGTCGGACATGTCGCCACTGGATCCATCTACTTAGAGCTTAGGTTTGTTTTTTGAGCAGTACCATGGAGTACGGAACTCCCGTAAAGATTCCAGACGGCCGTTACTTTCTGAAGGTTTCCGCAAAGGGTGACGCTCGCGTGTTCCACCAGGTGAATAACGTCCAGGTTGACGGGACGCTGACGAAGGAGACGCGTCAGGTGAATCTCCGCATCCCCTCAAAAACTTTGTTCGAGTCTATTGATAACGAGCTTCTGAGTCAGGCGGAGGTGAGCAAGCTCGAGTGGTTTGGCAAGGATGTTTCAGCCGAGACGATTCGGTCCGCTTACCAGGCGAGCTTGTCTACTGACGGTGAGCTTTCCGCTTCACTGGCTTCCATCAAGGGGAAGGTGGTGACGACGTTCTTTGACGCTCAGAAGAACCCAGTTGACGAGATTTCAGGAGCGTGTGATTTCCTGTTTGAGTTGGCTGGTCTCTGGTTCCTCAAGCGCTCCTTTGGTCCCATCTGGCGCGTCGTCCAGGTTCGTCAGCGGTCGGCACCAAAGCCAAAGACGAAGGGATACCCAGTCGAGTTCCAATTTGCGGACGAGCCAGAAGCCGAGGAGGAGGATGACCCGACCGATTACCTGGACTGAAAAAAAAAGTCGTATACTAGTATAACATGGACGGCAAAGGTCTGGCGATTTTGATTCTTCTGTTCCTGATTGCCATGATGGTATTTTATCCTCAGCGTAGCGGCTACACCCCAACAGGCGACGACCCCGTTGGTATAACTCCAAACGAAACCAATGTGGCGAGCGATGGTGCCCGTGTCATGCAGGGCGGTGGCCACATCTCTGCTCCAGGTGGCACCTTCACGTCAGTTGACGACCCAGCCCCTTTCGACATGGGTGGCTCCGGTGTGCGCACGGTCGATATGCCAGTGTACGACAACACCAACGTGGGTCTGATTCCCAAGGAGGTGGTGACGACCGAGGATTTCGGTCAGTTTTCTCCAGACGCCATCCTGTCTGGTCAGAACTTCCTGGACCCGCGTGCCCAGATTGGTTTCCCCGAGACGATCGGTGGTAACCTGCGTAACGCCAACCGCGACTTCCGCTCCGAGCCACCCAACCCACGTGAGGCGGTCAGCATCTTTAACCTGTCCACCATTCCCCCGGACACGATGCGCCCCAAGTTTGAGATTGAGAACAGCTACGAGAAGTAGAGATCAAGCCGAATCGCACTTAAAAAATAAACACCTTTAACTAACAAATGGACGACTTTAAGGCCGTCATGACCGAATGGCTCTCCCTGAAGCACCAGCTTGCTGCTGCGAGGAAAGACATGGCTGTACTGAATAAGCGCGAGAAGGAGCTCCGGGCACAGGTCCAGGGTCACATGAAGGAGATTAAGGAGACCCAGGACGTCGACACGGTCAAGGTGAATCAGGAGAAGGTTTCTCTGCACACCAAAGAGTCCCGTGGAAGCATCACCAAGAATGTAATTCTGGCGGGTCTGCGTGCCTATTTCGGCGGCGATGATACGAAGGTCGAACAGGTTTACCAGATTATAGTCGACCACGCTCCAGTCAAGGAGCGCAATACTATCACTGTCAAGAAAGCCGCTTAAATGTCACTGGTCGCGAAGTGACCAGTGTTCGCCGTAGACACAACAGGTTACGCGGCGAAGGAGACGTGCTTCGCACGCCTCCACCTAACTAAGGAGACGAGCCACAGAAAGAACAAGTAAAAATGGGTGTCAACAACGAGTACAGTGATAACGCTCTCTTCAACGGCGACGACGTCGACGAGGCTTACGACGAGCAGGAGGACCATGAGCTCGTGCTCAATCCGACGGACTGGCACGACTGGCACTCGGAGGATGTCCTCAACATGTGGATGTCCCTTCGTCAATACCTCGAGGATAACCATCTCAACAACACGTTGATGAACAACGCGTCCTTCCACAACTTTGCCGAGTTTGTCCGACAATTTTCTCGGTAGATAGTATCTGCTCTCATGGATATCACCGGACCCAAGATTCTGACCCCAGCCATCCTGTTCGCCCTGCTCAGTCCGGGCCTGCTCCTGCGCGTGGGCCCCAGCCCGGTGCTGGTGCACGCCCTGGTGCTGTCCCTGGTGTACTACCTGATTGCCAAGTTTGTGCTCAAGGTGTCCCTGCGCCCCGCTGACCTGATCGTGCCCGCTGTGCTGTTCGTGCTCCTGACCCCAGGCGTCCTTCTGACGATCCCCCCAGCAGGCAAGGGCGTCTTTATGTCTGGTCAGTCCTCCCTGCTGGCAGTTGGTGTGCACACGCTGGTTTTCGCCCTGGTGTTTTCCTTCATGCGTAAGAATTTCGCCGCCTACTATTAAATGAACGGTCAGAAGTACGTCGGTCTTCTCATGAATTCCCGTACACAGGCACACGCCTTTCACTTGACTACAAACTCTTTCGCACAACACAAGGCGCTCCAGGCGTACTATGAAGGCATTGTACCTCTTTTCGATAGTTACGCCGAGGCATATATGGGTAAGTATGGTCGATTCCGCCGCATCATCGTCGGCCGCCGCACGATTGCCCGCAATCCGAAGTTGTATTTCCGTTCGCTTCTGACACAGCTTCGCCGCATGCGCCTTCCACGAGACTCGTACCTCAAGAACATTCAGGATGAAATTACAGCACTGGTACGTTCGACACTTTATATGCTGAGCCTAAAGTGAAAAGTCACTGACACACTAATGAAACATCTGGCGATAGGTCCAGGTGCGATGACATATTTTGCATTCCTTGGCGCGATGGGCGCCCTTCGAGATTGTCACGAACTTGACAATCTCGAAGACATTTCCGGTGCGAGTGCCGGCGGGCTTCTCGCTTTTTTCTACGTCGTCGCTGAAGGGAACATCAAAACGATACTGGACTACTCGGTGGACATTCCGATAAAGGATATCATGAAACCCAACATCCGCCAGTTTTTAAAACATTTCGGACTCGTCAGTCAAAAGAAGATTCGAAACGTCATCATCGACATTATCCGTGTCTTTTTCAGTAAAGAGGACCTGACGTTTCGCGAGTTCCAAGCCCTTCGCCCGACAATGCCCAAAGTACACATCAGCGCATACTGTGTCAACTTGGCGCGTACCGAATACTTTTCGTGTGACTCGACGCCGAACATGTCCGTGGTGGATGCCCTCTGCATGACCATCGCCGTGCCGTTTCTGTTTGCGTCGGTGGAACACCAGGGACGCCGGTACATCGACGGCGGGACGATGGAAGAGACACCGGGTGGAATTTTTGTAGGAAAAGGGGATGTAAAGACGATGAGATCCATGTGGGCAAAGGATTCAGTCGAATACGACACGCGCAATCTCAAGTCGTACATCATGAGCATATTAAACACGACGATGTGTCTGAGACCACGGTATACGTATCCAACTGTCGACGTTGACATGTCCAATTTTGAGTTGTTTGATTTTGGAGTCTCTACAGAGACGAAGCTGAAACTGTTTTCGTTTGGATACCATTCCACGCGTACACAGGTGTCGAAATCATGTACGATTTGCCATCCAGGTGAGGGTTTACAACCGCAAGAACCTCACGCAGATCAACCACGTCACACGGAGCAATATGCTTCTGAGAGTACTCTCGATCGTCTCGAACAAACCGAACAAAATCCTCGAGACGAGCCGAAAACTTTGTCGGCGTCCACCCATTCATCGTCATCCACGCCTCGTATCGCGCAAAAAACTCTGGACAGCGCGTCGTGAGCACGTGTTGCGTACACACCTTGGCGAGCTTCGACCATCCAGGAATCGTCGAACAGTCTGGGAACGCTCGGAGCGGTTTCGGAAACAGACCCGTC